TATCTCCCCCAACGAACACGAAAAAAACGGGGGTGGGGAAAAACCAGTAAGGACAACGAAAATGACCTTCCATGATGTCGTTTTAGACCCTGATATATTCAATGAATTTGACGAAAAGAGAGACGATCGCAGCGGATATCTCGAAAAGATCGAATTTAAGCCTGGAATTATCTATGAAGGCGTGGCTAAGACTGTCGAGGTAGTGAATCAGGACCCCTCAAGGGCAATCCTGCTAGCTGGTCATACCGCAATGGCCCTGCAGCTAGCCCTGGAAGCTGACAACGTCGACCCAAGCGAGAAACGCTATGCCCGTATGAAGGTGTTCGAGGCCCTGCAGAAGGCTTTGGACTCGATTACCGCTGCCCTGGGTACGAATCAGACCGGCAAACTGGACGCTGTCCTGCATGTTGTTATGAATGAACCAGATGAAGGCTCAGACCTCTAATGAGCAATCCTTTTACCCACCTGCCAGCACCTAAATTCTGCCCGCCTATGGACCCGGCCTACCCGTTTAATGAGGGTGCGGAAATTGCCCGAGTTGCCCGCCTGCTTGGTGGCTATCTTCAGCCCTGGCAACGCATGGTGATTAACCGCGCTACACAGTACAGGCCAATAGAAAATGCCCAAGGCCAGCTAGTCCGTGGCTATAAATACTCTAAAGTCCTGATCTCTGTGCCCAGGCAGTCAGGTAAAACTCACCTGATCCTGCCTAAAGAACTGCATTCCCTGATGATTAGGCCGTCTTCCCGTGCCCTGTACACTGCGCAGACAGGTGCTGATGCCAGGATCCAGATGCTAGCCATGATGAAGCGGATAGCGCAGTCAGACCTGGCAGACCTGACAACGCCCAGGCGGTCGAATGGCTCTGAAGGTATTAGTTTAAATGAAAACGGCTCGGAATTAGCGCGCTTTTCTCCTACTTTTTCCGCTGTGCATGGTGAGCACCCGCACCTGGTAGTACTCGATGAAATCTGGAAGCACAGCAAAGACTTAGGCGAGGCCTTGCTCGGTGCGATTGTGCCCTCGCAGATCACGATTAAAGAGGAATCGCAGATCTGGATGATCTCGACTAAAGGCACAGCGAAATCAGAGTTTATGAACAGCATCATTGACGATGGTCTGTCAGGTGCTGATCCCTCGCTGCTTTATGTTGAATTCTCGATGCCTGAAGATATGGACCCCTACGACCCGGCTACCTGGTGGAAGTTTCACCCGGCCCTGGGTAACACGATCACTGAGGATGCGCTCTATAGCTCGATGGGCCTTCCCTATGGTGAGTGGATGCGCGCCTATATGAATGTGGTTGTGTCCTCGGATAATCCGCTGATCCCTATTGAAGATTTTGACCACCTGGAAGCTGAACCGCTCGCAGTGCCAGATCTTAATTCCTGCACGATCGCCTATGAAGCAGGCGCGTTAGGCGAATGCGGATGCGTCGCTGTTGCCTGGATCGACCTGGACGGCACGCCCTGCGTGCGCATTCTCAGGCAAGCGCCTGGTACGGCCTGGCTACCCCCATACCTGGCCGCGATATCGCGTCGCTATCCAGGCGCATCGTTCGTTGCTGATGACGGAGGCCCTACCAGGGCAATAACCGATGCCCTGAATAGCAGGGATGATTTTCAGCCGTACAACCTCGAAATGCTCTCTATCAATGAACGCACAGTAGCTGACTCTAACTTCCTGCGCATGGTCCTGGAAACAAAAAACCTGAAGCACGACGGATCGCAACCTCTCAGAGACGCTATCGGGAACGTCTCGACCAGGGAATATAACGGCACGTTGCGTTTCGACCGAGACCGCTCCCCTGCACCGATCGCTGCACTGATCGCTAGCAGCGTCGCCTTGTACGCTGCGCAGCACCCCACCGCTATGCCTGTTGTAGCCGCGTGACAGTGACTGACAGCCCGTGATAACGACGTGCCGATAAACTAGACCAACCGCATCGCCTTGGGACATTCTTCCCGCATGGCATTCTTAACGCGCGCTCTCGAGGCAATCGGCATTAGCCGCGCTGACATTCCCAGCGCTGCGCACCCCGCGCTGTTCCCGCCTGCACGCAACGCCGCTCTGTCTGATCCTCGAGGACTAACTGCTGTCTATCGAGCTATCCAGGTCATCACCACCGCTGCAGCTCAGCTCCCTATCCAGGTAGAACGCTCAGGCCAGGTCATCGACACCCCCGCCCCTATCAGCTTCCTGGATCCTCGGATGACTCGCTCAACCTGGGTGAGTCACATGGTTACCAGCCTTGCCCTGCACGGTAACGCCTATGCCCTGATCGAGAGAGACCAGGCAGGCAAGATCGTTGCCCTGCGTCCCTTGAACCCGCGCTATGTCATGGTGACAGTAAACCGTGACACTCACGGCCTGATCTTCTATGTTGACGGCGAAACGAAGACGGCAAACGACATCCTGCACGCCCATTTGCAGCCCCTGGTT